AAACAAAGTATTGCACTGGACATTCAATTTCTTCAACTCGACCATTGTATCGATAAAAATTTCGTTTACCCATCCAATAAACATCTCCATCAACATTTATCATGGTGTTAATTCCTGCTGCTCCTGCATCAGTGGCTAAAAGTCTAAATTGAAAAATAAGTGGATCTCCCACAAAACTCATACCATAAATAGCTTGATCTGTGCTTATGATTGTTTCTTCACGAGTTGGAACCATAGCAATTATTTTAGTTCCAATTTCCAACCGTTGATCCCCTGCAGTATTATCTGTGTCTGGGTTCCATATACTAAAACTTTCTTGACTAGACCAACGCACAAGCATTGGATCTAGTGTTCCTGTAGTGCTGTCTGGGTAAACAAAAGCATCTGCACCACCACAAATCACATGTCTATCAGGAAAAGACACACTCAAAACTCGTGCAATACTTGGCACTGATTTGGCATCTGATTCGCTTGACACAAGTTCAGCTCTATTCGTCACACCATCAGAAGTGTCCCAGTAATAAAGTGCACCGTTACGCACCTGACATAAAACATCTGAATCCCATATATTCAAACTCCAACATGAACTTTCTAAACCAACATTAGATTCTGTTTCTGTACGAGCTGTTCCCCATGTGCTGTCTCCCCACGCTCCAACACCCCAACCCAGAGCAGGGTCAGCGGATTGTATTCCTAGTCCTGCAGCAGATCCAATAAGGTAATTAATTACAACAGCGTTTCCACCCCCTGCAGAAACTGTGGAGGAAGCTGCGCTTGGAACTGTAAATGTAAATGTGTTTGTCGTTACAGCTGTTATTTGATAACCAGACCTCCTATTAAGTGTATCCGCTGCAATGCCACCAGTTGCTGTAGCACCATCTAAAACAACAAAGTCACCTTTTAATGCACCATGCCCACTATCTGTAATTGTGACTGTTGCACTTGTGACACTCACTGGGGTTATAGCAATCGGAGCAATAAGAACTTGTGTAACTGTAGCACCACTGTCATGAGCAGCAGCAGAAGTGCTGTTTGTTCCTCTTGTACAACCAGTCAAAGTTAACGTGCTAATGCCAGTGTATGTTATGATTTCAGAGTTTATCTTAATGACACCTGCTGTTTTAAATCCTGTAACACTCGTTAGATCAATTTCAGTTTCGCTATCGTCCAAAGCTTCCGTCGTTGTTGTAGTTGCGTTTGTTTTATCTCGAAGAGGTGTAATGTCGTACAAACCGCTGTCTTGAATTATGTATAAATGATTGTGAGTTGAAACAACTATTCTATCTTTTCCATCTTCAGCGGAACGCCAAGGTATCATGCGCCTTGCAATACCTTCTATGGTTGTTGGTGTAGTTGAAAGTGTACCATCTGCGTTTAATGCATTATAAATATCAGCTAACCAACCCCCTATTTTAGTAGGATAGCCATTACGAAAACGGATTAAATTGCTATCAACCCAAAACGGCCCGTTTTTTCCTGCGGAATATTCCGTGATGTCTTTGACAATACCAGGTTGAAATTTTAATATTTGTAAGCTCATACGTTTCG